GCTCTCATTATTATTGCTCTGTTGTCACACCCTGGTTAATTTCAGTTGCCATAACTGAATTGGCAACATACCCGTCTAGTTCGATAGGAATTCCAGGAAGAGTTGAGCCGATCCAAATAATAGATGAACCAATAAAGTGAAAAATCGTAGTATCTTGTAATGGATTGGCAAGAAGTTGTACGTTTCCACCTAACACCCGCATACTATATGAAGATAGTGCGTTTCCGAACACAGACAACCCAACAGCACTAAATTTAGCATCATCTAATTCTTGATTAATTTGTGCGTTTAGTTGCATACTCTGACTACTATCGCCTGATGGGTCAGCGGCATAGACATATAGTTGCGCCATTGTGAAGGTATTAGCGTCAGTTTCAAATATAAGTTGACCGGGGGTATCTCCTACTGAATACGAGCTACTCGTATTGATAGCAGTAGGGAAAAGATTGGAGAAGTTATTATTAATTTTAGCAAATGCTACTCTTAACGGATCGCCTTCGCCATCGTTAGGTAGTGTACCAATGTTAATAATTTCTTGGGTAGCCATAGTAATCTTCCGTTGTTATCTAGTATTTATCATACTAGACTCAAGATTACTTTTTGGTAGCGTCTTCGAAGATTTTCTTTTGCTTAGTATACCACTCGTGCCAACCCTCAACTTTGCGGCTGCATTCGTGATATAGAATGTAGTTTTCTACTACTATTTTAGTGAAATCTGTTAGTGAAGCGTCCGCAGCGACTTCTTTGAGGGCTTCACATTTCTGTAATAGCGTAGCAGGAGCTTCCGGAAACGTTGCTGTTACTGGCTCAACGTGAACTGCACACCCAGACAAAACGAAAAGGGGAAGAATTAGTAGCTTCTTCACTTTGGTTGTTCCTCAGTAGCACCTTCATCCAGCTTAAGTGTTGCTGCCATATTGTGTGCGTTGATTACTTCTGTCGGAAGCTTGCATACTTCATTGTACTTGACAACTTCTCTGTCAACATATTCAGTGATTGTCTGACCCTTCTCACGAATGACTTGTGTATCAGTGACAATCTTTTCTACAATTTCAGTATTAGTCTGTAGTGACTTGACTTCTGCATTCTTCAATTTTAGTTTAAGTTCAGCCACTTCTGCTGCAACACTGTGCTTATATGCTAGTGCGCCCTGAAAGAAGACGGCTACGATAGTAAGAGCAAATGCAATAAGTTGAATAGGCAGCTTATATTGAGCTATGAATGGGACTCTTCCTGCGACGGCAGCAACTATTAACCCAAGCACCCCAACAATGAGTGCTAGGTTAAATACAAAGTTCGGTACAAAAGTAAGAATCCAGAATATTGACATAACAATATTATTTATCAAAGAACTTGCAAACTGTGTCCGCTACGGCTTCTATTTCACTATCAGAAAGTTCAGGATAGATGGGTAGACTTAATACACCCTTAGCTAATGCTACGCTTGTACTCACAAAGTCTGGCTTCTTAATGATATCCTTAGCGATTGGTAATTCACTCAACGCATAAGGATAATGAATTCTAGACTCAATTTTACGGTCAGTCAAATATTGGTGTAGCTCATTGCGGTCTTGGGTATAGATAACAAACTTTTGATCAGCGTGTCTTTCAAAAGATTCGCTGAGACACCTAAACGGCATATCTTCAAATCTATCCAGATAATAGTTTCGTATCTGTTCTCTGCGATATTGCCATCTGTCAATATATTTGGATCTGACTAGTAGATGGGCGCATTCTAACTCACTCATCTTAGTATTAGTGCCAGGATAGAAGTGATCAGGCTTGCTGTTATTCTTCATGACGTTTGCCCAATCATACAATGATTGGTCGTTTGTTACGATTGCGCCACCGTTGCCGCTACTAGGTAAGTTCTTAGTAGGGTCAAAACTGATGGCCATACCATCACCTATTTGATGCTTGTCAACTGTCAACCAATGCTGGGCTCCATCAACAATAACATTACTATAGAATGCCCTATTAATTGAAGCTCCGTATAGTCCTACAAAACAAGTATAGGTATTAAAGTCACGTTCATAATCGTCGCCAAACTTCAACAACCCATTACTATCTGTATCAACCAGTTCAACTTCCCATCCTGTGCTATAGAATGCGTTTAGTGTTGCAGGGAAAGTTAAGTTAGGAATACGAATGCGAGGAGCTTCTTCATCCCCTGCAAGAAAGCATAGATCATAGTGATAACTTGCAATAAGCTCTAACGCATGAGTACCGCTATGGGTGACGGTAGCAAATTGACAACCAGTATAATTGCAAAGCCAAGATTCAAATGAAGCGGTGAATGGTCCATTGATTAGCACCCCTTCTTTTAGGGCTAGGTGAGTTGCTTCTAACAGCTCCTCTTGAAGGTCTCTATACTGTCTTGCTAGACCAAAATGGGGAATTAACCAAGTATTCATAGTACCTGACAAATCCTTCTTCAATGTTGACAGTGGGATTATATCCAAAGTCTCTGCGGGCTGCGTTGATACTTAATGTGCCGCGACTCGGGTAGTCTTCGCTCTTATGTGTCACTTCAATCTTGCCTTTGCCTACAATCTTTGTGATAAGCTGTGCTGCTTCAAGTAAGGTTCTGGATTCGCCACGAGTAATATTATATGTTCTGAATGCCGTGTCCTTACTGAGGGACGCTCCTACGATGCCTGAGGCGGTATCTGCTACGTATGTGAAGTCTAATCGCTCGTGTTCCCCATTAACCTTAAGCACTTCGTCCTTCATTGCAGCCATAAAGAACTTAGAGATTACCCTATCCTCAACGTCACAAGGACCATATACAGCACTGGGTCGAACGATTGTGTAGTCAAAGCATCCGCGATGACCGTAGTCTCTAACGAGGTGCTCTCCTGCAAGTTTCATAATAGCATACTGACCCTGCGGCTTACAGAATGCATATTCATCAGTTCCGTCTTTGAAGTCGCCATAGACCATGCTGCTGCTGACATATACAAAACGCTTGACTTGATACTTGCAACTCAACTCGCACAGGTTGAGCAAGCCCTTCATCATAGTGTCTGCTGCTAATGTAGGATTGCTATTGACTACCTTTTGTCTAGGGAAACTGGCAAGATGAATTACGAGGTCAGGTTTATTTACTCTAAACGCAGTTTCTACCTCAGGCAATGCGATATCGTAAATATAGTTGACAGATGAGATTTTTGATTGACGCTCTTGCATCAATGCGTTTAATTCATCTTCGGGGATGATTCCATATGTAGTAAAATTGTCAACAAGCGTGATATCGTCATATCCCATGTCTTCTAATTGAGCAACAATATTGTGCCCGATGAAGCCCATGCCGCCTGTGACTAGGATTCTCATCCTTGATTATCCAAGTACCATTGTGCAACGCCCATCATAGCTTTTGCGTGTTCGGCACTCTTTGGAATAGTGATAGCTTCGCCTTCGTTGACCTTACGATATTCTTCTAATAGAGGAGCAATATCATTATCAAAGATTTGTGCCATATCACGATATAATGCTTCACGTTCCTGCTTAGTCATGCCTGACATAAGGGTGTACATTCTATCATCTTCGCTGATTTCAAGACCATAGTCATGACGAAAGGTCATGCACATGTTATTGATGATTTCTTCACGGGTTTTCATTCGAATTTCAACTTCCAGTAGGTATATTGTTCAGGGGTCAAATCAATTTTTATTTGGTAAGTGTAGCCAAATTTAGCCGGGTCCATTACACGGTGCCAACTGGGAGTCTCGGCACAGTTTTCCATTGCCCACTTGCCTGCTTCGCTATTCTGCCATTCCCAAAGGGGTTCGGCAGCATAGATATCAGGATCTTCAACGTCTCCGACAGTGAAGAAGTGAGCAACGATTGTTTTCATACTGCCATATCAGCCTTAATGGTTCCGTGACTCTGATAGTCAAATAACAGTATATCATCCATTGCGAATTTGTCAATGTTTTTTATCTCAGGATTGAGGAAAAGCATAGGTAATGGGTATTCTTCTCGTGAAAGCTGCTCTTTAACCTGTTCAATATGATTGCTATAGATATGCGTATCGCCAGTTGAAATGATAAGTTCGCCTACCTTTAGGTCACATACTTGTGCAATCATATGTGTAAGCAATGCATAGCTGGCGATGTTGAAGGGGAGGCCAAGGAATACATCAACACTACGCTGATACATATGGCAGCTTAGCTTACCATTGCTTACATAAAACTGTGCGAGAACGTGGCAGGGAGGCAATGCCATCTGATCCAATTCGTCTACGTTCCATGCAGTGATGATATGTCTACGACCGTTAGGATCAGTCTTGATACCCTCAATTAGATTTGAGAGTTGGTCAACTCCTCGCCAGTCTCTCCACTGTACGCCGTATACTCTGCCCAAATCCCCGTCGTATCTCGCTTTTGGGATCCAATAAGCTGCTTGAGCGTTTCCTGTCCATATTGTACTACGTTCAGTATCTCTGGATCCGTGTAAAATTTCCGCAAGTCTTCTCTCATCTCCTGTCCCTTCTATAAACCACAATAATTCGCTTACTACTGATTTCCACGCTAATTTCTTTGTAGTAACAGCGGGGAAACCCTCTGATAGATTAAATCTAAGTTGACGGCCAAAGACGCTGATAGTACCAACGCCGGTCCTATCATCCTTGACTTCACCGTTATTTAGTATATCTTCAAGCAAATCGTGGTACTGTTTCATTTTCTTTTCCAAATTTCATATCTATGATCAGGGAACACTTCGCTCCAAACCCTTGTAAAGTTAGCTTCTACATATAGCAGGTCTATGTGAGTATCGCAAGTGTAATGGTCGTATACGTTTGTTAGATGTAATTCAGTGATATGAGGCCAACATGCATTGACTAATTGTGCGCCGCCTATCAACCAGGTACTACTAAACCTAAGAGAAGATTCCGGGCTTGTAAATTCATCGTATGTTATGCACTGTGAATGTTCAGGCATATCAAGTTCTTGGCTCGTTACTACGAAGTTGTACCGTTTCGGTAACGGTTTCTTTGGTAAGCTATCCCAAGTGTTGCGTCCCATAATGACTGTCTGTCCCTCTGTCAAACGCTTGAATCTTGGCAAATCGCCCTGAATGTTACTCCAGGGCAATCTGTTTTGATAGCCGATTCCCCCATTTGGGTCACATGCTAATATTAATTTCATAGTCCATTCAATAATCTGTCAGTTTCGGGTTGGACTGTTTCCGCAATACTTTCTACATTTAAGATGAACTCAATTCCTGTAACCAACTCATCTAACTCAATAAGTTTAGTACTGATTGCATCTTCAATTTCGTCAGGGTAAAGTCCTTGCTCCAGTAGTCGTTGTATATTAATAGTATGTTGTTTTCTTCCTACAAGCTTCAATACAATTTTTTTAATAAACTCAACTGGAATTTGCTGTTTGTCAACATCTTCAAGTAATTTTTCCCACTTTTCAATAAATTCGGGGGACATTAACTAACACCTTATGCAGTAAGGACCTTCTTTGGTCGTCCTCTAGACTTTTTTGCTGCTGCTACCGGTGCATTCTGCAATGTAGCTGCTACTGGATCCATTGCATTTGCTTCCTGCAATAGCCTATCTGCTTCTGCGAGTAGTCCCTTTGCTTCTGCTGACATTCTCATTGCCTGTTGACGAAGATTGTTAGCAATAGCATTGTCACCCAATGCGTCGCCTGATGCTGTTAAAGGTGCAACTGGTGGAACAGTTCCCTCATTCAACATGTCACCGCGCATACGCTTAGCAACCTGAATTGGGTCCTGCATACCAAGCTGCTTATCCATATCAGCAAGCTTCTGCACTGCTGCTTCACCTCTTTCCATTTCATCAAGAATAGTGTTTAGTTCACTAAGCTTAATCTGTGTTCCGGGTGTTGGTGTCATTACGATAAGTTCAGTCTGAACCTTCTTAAGCTGACCTTCGGCATGAAGTTTCTGTAAGATGATAAGACCATCTGTGGTGTAGCTGCGGTTCAATGCATCCGCTAAATTCTTGCTGTTCTGACCAATTTCGCTTTCAATACATTTTACTAGCGGGTCATGAACAGTTCTGTTCAATAGTTCTGTATATACTACTAAACACATATGTGGCTCGCCAGGTACTTCACGAAATACGACCGCTACCTTGCGATCACCGTGCTTCCCTACGTGTCTTAAAAAAGCCATTTGCGTTCTCCTTGTAAATTCGCTCTTGTATTTAATGAGGAAACAGCTGGCTAAAATATTTTACGACCAGCGTAGTATGAACATCGTTAAGTGTTTTTCTTCTGCAAACCAGAAGATATAGTCCGGATCTGAACGATAGTTCCAAACTACTTGCATAGTTTCTTGGTAGTATCCAGAAGGTCCAAAGGTATCCCAACACCATTGAGCCATTTCCTCCAACTCTGTAAATGAATACATTATTGGATTGGCATAGTAGTAAGGAGTTTTATCAATAAAGAGTGTAGTGTCACGAACAGATGTGGCTATGCGCCTAGGTGCAGGGTGTGCAAACCCTAGTTCATCTATCATAACTAAATCAGCCTTAACCCCACTTAAGTTCATAAAACAACGCTTCCTTTGGATCTTCAAACGCTGGTGATAGAGAACCAAAAAAGCCCTCATGTCCGGAGATTGCAAATCTTCCAGTCAGCTTTTCTAGAATCCAAACCTTAGATTCGTCGGTCAAGACAGTTCCTGACTTAATAAAATGCGGAGGCGTGAAATCTAACTCACGGTCTACAAACCATGTGTGTAAGTTGATATCGTCAATCGTTTTCATTTTTCACCAACAAATATATTTCTTCAAGCTTCTCTAACTGGTCGTTTAACGCAGGAACTGTTTTAGCCAGTTCACAGATTTTAGTAAGCCGATCTCGCCTAGCAAGAAGCTGTTTAGTTTCCTCTACGGTATCATCTTTGCGGACTAAAACGCGGTTAGACGACCCACGCTCTCTTGCGTAGATCGTCTTTCCACCGTCCGGAGACTCGTATATCATAGCTCCAACGATTGCTATCGGATTATTTTTTGTGGTCGTCATAGATAGCATACGTACCGAAGGGCGGGTTCGGATTGGGGTCACCGTGAATGATCCAAGTCGTATCACAGTAATCAGCATCGCCCCAGCTACCGCACGGATAACCGTCAGTGAAGACAATCAAGCGATTGGGGACACGACCAGCTTCCTTGAGGTCATCAAAGATGCTATCAAAGTCGGTGCCACCGCCACCGTGAAGCTGATACTCCTCAATGTTCTCCATGTTCTCGCTCGTATACTCCTGCGTGTTGTAGCAGCGAGTATCAAAGCAAGTGACGCGGAGCGAGTAACCATCAAACGCTTCCATCATGCCAGCGACTTCGCTAAGGAACTGCATACCCTGCTTGTTGCTGATAGAACCCGACATATCAATGTAGATATCAACGTCAATTTCTTCACCGGGGTTCATACCGGGCATAACAGCATCCATGTGCCAAGAACGACGAGAAGGACGCATCCAAGTGTAATCAGACTTGATAGCAGAGGTCAGATTAGTCTGGATCAGTTCACGCCAAGGCATGACAGGATCAGTAAGCTGCTTGATAAGACGTTCAACGCCCATCGGAATAGTACCAGCTTCGGCAGTTTGTGCAGCGTTGAGAATAGCCTGCTTCATTTCTTGACGGGCCTGTTCACGCTCCTCAGGACTCATCCGCGGACGCTTACCATTACCCTGCTGACCATTATCTTCGCCGTCGCCCTCGCCCTGACCTTCATCTTCAAGGTGATCGTCAAGCATCTTGTCAAGGAGTTCGTCAATATCAATATACTTGACGTTCTTCATGAGGTCGTCATAAATGACTTCGGATGCAAGACCATCATACTTCTGCTCATAGAGAGCAGGAACAGTGGTGATCATTTCACCGACCTTGTGACGCTTGAGGTCAGCATTAACTGCATAGTCGTTAGCGATGTTCCAAATCTCAGGGTCGCGGCTGTCACGACGACCAAGGTGATCGTAAACAACGTGCAGAACTTCATGACCGACAAGGAATTCAACTTCCTTAGTGCGAAGCATCTTAATGAAACGGCTGTTGTAATAGAAACGCAGACCGTCAGTAGCAGCAGTGGAGCACCAATCGTCAGCATTTACAAGCTGTAGACGGGTAGCGAGGTTACCGAAAAAGCTTTGACGGAGCAGGAGACCAATACGAGCGGTAATGAGACGCTCACGGGCTTCGTGATCAATCTTAGGATCGGTCGGACCAATCAGATTTTCAAACTTCTTGCTACGGGTGCGCTTGCCCTTCTTAGGCTTAGTCGCAGTACCGGGAATAACGTCACTCATAGAAATCTCCTTAGTTGATATAGTCAATATAACAAACC